CCACCCCACAATATTTCATTGTCCAAATATGAAAATCCGGATGGAGTTTTATTCGATCTGTCATATTTCTTTTTAATCATTTCAACAACATGAGTAAAATCATCTTTAGATAAATCCAATGATGCTGCTGCTTCAATTGTAACTGTTCTGTTGCTTTCCATCATATTTGAATAAAGAGTTTTAATTGTAACTTCATAGTCCTCTACTAGATCATCAATACAATCAAATGATCCATCTTTAATCGATTCAAGAACTTTATTGAGTTCATCATAATTATCAAACAATGCATTAATTTTCTTTCTCAATCTAATTTGTTTTATAATATCTTGAAACACATGATCTTTGAGATCTTCATTTATCTTAACATCAAGAAAATCTCTATGTTGTTTGAATTTTTCACTGAAAGCAATACTATCCAAAACATTATCAAGAGTTTTATCTGTTAGTAACAACTCATTGATTTTTTTCAAACACTCAAGTTTTGATTGAACTGAAACAGGAATCTCCAATGTCTCTCTTCCCTCAGCAAATAGCAATACATTCAATATATCTCTATATAAAGCTTTCGTCTTTTTTATTCGTGTAGTTTTATTAAGAATTATTGAAAAACACGAATTTAAAAATGATTCTGTTATCACAAATAGTTTCCTCCATATGAACTTTGAGTTATTTTTTCTAAGATCTGTTTGTCCACTTCTTTAGCTATTTTCTTTGCCATAATATCCAAGATATATTTATCTAGCGGTGTGTCATTTATATATAATTCACTTGTAGTTATATTGTCTTTGCCCCAAGTAGCAGTAAAATATTTGGGTGCCTGTTCACCCATTGCATTTTGGATCCAGTCAACTTTTTTAGTTCCATAACACTTTGGACATGTTTTCGCTAACTGATCATTGATAGAAATTCCACCTGTTCCATCACATTTATCACAAATCAATTCACCATCTTCAATTATCAATTCATCTTCCCGGCCCAATCCCCACACCATATCTGATTTTTGATTTTTTGCCGGTTGCTTTTTCAACCCAGTCAATTTTCCCATCTCCAAGACACTCACTACAAATCAACCCCTTTCGTAACAATCTAGGTATTCCTGGATAGTTAATGATTCCCTTACCTTTACATTTGGGGCACCACTCTTCTCCATCATTCAAGTCAGCTAGTTGTTTTTTATATTTATTATATCTAGTCAATTAATAATACCTTCGTATTCTCTTCCAGATCATTAAATTCATCTTTTGATAGAAATTGATTAACAAGATGGTGACAATAATCCTCATCTAATTGTCCCAATACATCTAACGATCTTGTTATACTATGTGCTTTAATTCTTTGTTTTTTAGTTAGATTTCCTTGGTTTAAAACTCTTGTTGCTTCAAGACATTTTCTATAAAATAATTCTCTATCTCCGCTTTCATAAATAGGATATACTTCTTTTGCAAATTCTTTCATTGATTCTTGTACTTTAGCATACATATCCAATGTATATAATATTGAGTATACTTTAACATCTTCCCAAAATGTATTTCTTGCAGGATCATAAAGACCATCAACTGATATTCTTTTAAAGTTGAATCTATCTGCAAATGCATCAAATACCATTTGAGTTTTATCCTCTATTGATATTGTAGATTTAATTGACATTTCTGGAAAAAATTTCAAATGTAATGCATTGCTTTTTATATTCATTTTTCTTATACAATTCATTTCATCCTGCACATATATAAACCTAGCATGCATAACTTGTTTATAAATTCCGGAAGAATCATAAGTTATATTGAGATCTATATTATGTTTTTTCTTAATAACAATCGTGAACAGTTCATAAAATAAAACATCTCTAAAATTAGCACCACCCAAGATGTGAAAATTGAGATGATTTTTTCCATGACTTATAGCTTCATTGATTAATGGTATCAATGGAAGTATATAAATAACACATGGAATTGACATATCACTTGACATGTTTGCCACAATACCACCTGTTCCATGATATTGAAACTTATCAAATAAATCATTCTCTCGTAATATTTTTGTATAGATTTCCCATAATTTTGGTGTTCTAAAATGATGGATATAAATTATTTTATTACGAACATGATCTGGCAACGCTGCTGCTCTTTTATACGAATCCAAATTAAGTTTATATACATCTTCAAAGTTATGAAATATCTCACAACCAGGTCCCGGCGGGATATCTAAAATAAATGCTTTATCGTAGACTTCACTGTATTCTTCTAACCATTCATAATACATATCATACAATAACATTGATTCACGCCGACTTAATTTTCCAATTGATATTTGAAAACCACCGCTATCTGCTATAAGATTACATCCATTAAAGATACCCATATCCCGACATTTTGTATATAATGTTCCTTCTTTCTCTTTATACTTATCATACTTCTTTTTACCTGGAAAATCTTGACCAAATGAATGTAAAAATCCAGCCGATGTATTAGCAAGAAATTTTGAAATATCATCACGAGTAAAATTATCGTTAAATCGTCCTCGTCTTCCGGCAATAAAATTATCCATGATGGTTGCTAATGTTTCATAACCAGCTAACACATACCCGCTTCTTGCCATTCTATATTCTCCTTTCACATTTTATACTTTGTTCCAATAAATTCACATATAATCTCAATTATTTAAAAGTTTTAATCTTCAAGAAATTCTTCAACTACAAATGGAGGTCCGGTTGACATATCATACACAGCAGCTATTTTTAAAGCAGTTAGTATTCTTTTTTTCGGACTACTCCAGTCTCTTGTTGTATATAGCGATCCAAGAGCGTAATCAGATCCAGATCCAATTGATGTAAAATCCTCAATTTCATTCATCTGAAAATCAACCAATATTTCATACAGTTTTCCTTCTGTGGTTGCTATTAAGAAATTTGATTCATGAATGGAACATTGTGTATCAGAGTCTACAGCTAAACATTTTTTCTTTTCAAACTGTGTCATTAGTTCATCAGGAAAATCACTAATCTTTTTAGGAGCAGTAAAAAATTCTGGTCTAACTACTTGCCCGACTCTAACGCTACCAATATAACCAATTAAATAAGGACCATTTGTAAATAGTTTATTGCATATCATTCGCCTTCGTTCCCCAGCTTTAGTTGTAGCGAAACTATCAGCTCCCATCCAAACTTTTCCGTTATCAACAAGTCCTATAACTGTAGACATATTATTCTCCCTTTAATTTCATACCATCTTTCATCCGAAGACATTTAGCAAGGTCAAAAGCATAATCATAAATATGAAGACCTTTACTTGTTGCAATAATTTCACCATCTTCGACTCCGATTTCAGATGCACAATATTCTTTTAATAATTGTATTCCACCAAGGTTTGCTGGCATTCCACCATATGCGTCCCATGATCTGAAATAGGGATAAAAGTGTAGTTTTCCATCTTGGATTCGAGTATCAATTTGTCTTAAACACGGTGGGTCTTGAAGAAGCATATCTGTTGGGTGTGCTACTTGAAGAACCATTTGATTATTTCTAAATCCCTTATTTTTATAAGTCCAAATAAGTAATTCAATTTGATTTAAAAGATATGGATTTGTGCCAGTAACTTTACCAGGATGCATCCTATATACAATACCAAGATCAACTAACTCATTCATTTCTTTAATAATAATATCTGCCCAAACTTTATCATACTTTGTTATAACAGGATACGCAATTGGATATCCGGATAGTCTTTGACCATATGTATATGACTCACCTTCTTTTAATTCAGCAGTCATTAAATACGGAAGATAATCATCAAGATAATCATCTGCAACTGGATTTGGCACAGCGAAATGAGATTCAATTTGAGGTAACAAAGGTTTTGTTCCCGGATGTTCAATATGAATTGTTATCCAATCAAATTCTAGTCTTTTTTGTCCTGCATATGAACCACGATCAATCTTAAATACAGTACCGTGGTCAAGCATACGAAAAAGAGTTTGAAACCAAGCATCACTTAAATCCCTCGCTTTAATATATTGTAAATTTAACAACTAAATCACCCCTTTCATTAAGTAATAATTCTATTTGAACTTACGGGTTGAACAATTGGAGTGTCTTCTGAATCCATCCCAATAACAATTTCTTCAAGGTTTGAAAGCATATTTTCATCTGTTAGTGTGCCATAAATTTCATCATCATTCAGAACTTTCATAACACATCTATCAAAGAGAACATCCATTCCACCCCGAATATGTACTACAATTACATCACCTTCTTTAACCGCAGTTACATCTTCACCAACTGATATAACTTTACAATATGCTTGAGGATCTTTTACTGCATCTGGAATTATTAATCCTCCAGTAGTTTTTTTCCTAAGCATTATTTTACCAACTACTTTATTCTTGATTGCATTTATCATTTTCTATTCCTTTCCGTTTCTGTTTTTGAATTTTAGCTATTCTTTTTTGTTTATCCTTTATAACTTTTTCTTTCATTGCCTCAATCTTAGCTTCATCTCTTTTTATTGTTCTAAGAGATTGTGCTTTCTTGCGTCTTTTCTTATCGCTTGGTTTTTCAAAATACATTCTATCACGTAGTTCTTTTGACAAACCGCTTTTAGAATATTTTTTTCTAAACCTTTTAATAAGATTTTCAATCGTTTCTGATTTACGCTTTACCACACAAATACCGCTGTATTCGTCAGGTTTATAATGTTTACTATAGTTCATTTGTTGAATTGGTGTCACCCCCCTCCTTACACAAAACCAAATATGATATGATTTCGTGATGAAAAATTTATTTTATATTTCTCACAAACATCAAAAACATCTGATGAATTTCTTATGAGATCTGATCTAGTTGTGCCTTCTGGCATCAACCATACTTTTCTACCCATTTCAAGTGTTAATTGTTTTGAAACTTTTTCTAAATAATCAATTATCTCTGGTCTATTTTCATATACAAGTTTAATAAAAACTCTATCATCCTTTAAAAATTCTTTTGTTTTAAATAGAGCTTCGTTTAAATCTCCTGCATTAAAAATCTTTGGAGAATACATAAAATGAATATTCTTTGATGGATCTGTTTCTTTGAGCAATCTCTTCAAATTAAAACCATTTGATTCTACATTAGCAATTGAATAATCAAGATCATTTAGCAACATAAGAGCTTCATCAATGTGTTTCGGTACTGTCGGTTCTCCACCTGTAATCATGATACCAGCACGATTTATCGACATATTTTCTTGAATGTCTGAAAGTAAATATGGTGCCTCTGATGAAATTCTCATTTTTACAGATGTATCACACCAAGGACATTTAAGATTACATGTTTTAAATCTCAAGATGATCATTGCTTGCCCGCTATCAATTCCTTCTCCCTGCCAACTTACAAAATTCTCAATAAGATGTACTTCTTTTGTCATGTTATATTACTCCTTTCATATCTATTTGTTCTAATTATATAGTTAGTAACACTGTTTTCTTTTTAACGTCTGTTAATGGTTTTAGCATCAATTCATGTCTATCTGTAAAACAAAACTTTAAAGCTCCTTTTAAATCAGGCACAAAGTATGGTGGTAACCGTGGTTCCTCATCGGGTATTGCAATTACTTCAAATTTATTTCCACCCTCTATAAATTTATCATAGTTTGATCTAATTTGTTCTCTTTGAACAGGATCAGATATTTTATCAAAATCTATTCCTCTAACTCGATACATATATGCTTTTGCGCCACGCTGATGGATATCATACATGATCTTATTCCACGCTAACATTGCTTTAACCCCCTGCGGGATTACTTTATAGTCTTTTAATGCTTTTCCGAATGTTACAGGTCTTGATATTCCTTTGTCACCTTCTATAATCATTTGAGTAAATTCTCTTTCTTTTCTAGCAATATATTCAAACGTTCTTGTGATATTAAACTTTTCTTCTTTTAAAATCAAATGTGATAATTCTTCTAAAAACTCTTTTGATTTACTTGGGTAATCAGAACGTTTAATTTCAACACCCATATAATTAATTTTATCAACATCTTTTCCTTCATTATTAACTACACGAATGGCGTATCGTTTCTTTGCTAGAAACAATCCACGAGAAATAATCAACTCATTTTTTAACTTTAATCTATTGAAGTCCATATCAACATTATGTTTCTTTACAACCTCAACAATTTTATCTTCATTTAAAAAGTTTTCTATCTGTTTACACCAGCCATTGATATTCTTAATTGATGTTTCCTGTTTGAAATTACCAAACATACAGAAAATAGAATCTGTATCTCCAGTTATAATATAATCTCTGCTAACATTTGAAAATTTATATATTTCAGGATGTTTATCAGGATCAGCAAACATTTGTGCTTTTGTAATCATTGGAGGTTGTACATATGGTTTCCCTGTATCCAAATGTCTCATAAAAGCATCACCTTCAATGATTGATGTTTTCAATGCTTCTTGTCCAGATAACGTAATTGCTGCTGCCAATGATAAATCAAAAAATCTAAATGATTTATTAGCAACAACACCATATAATGTATTCGCCAGAACCTTATAAACCAACTGTCTTGTATAATAGAATGTTTCAGCATCTTTATCTTTTGCTTCAATGGCATCAAACATCTGTCCTTTATATTTCGTTCTTGAGGACATAATCATATCAACAACTTCACCAAATACTGAAAACTCTTTTTTATGTGGTTGAAAGAAACATCCATTTATTGTACATACTAATTTATCATCCTTGATCTTTTTAAGTAATTCTTTTGAAGATACACTCACCAGCTTCTTTTCAAACAATGGATCTATTATAACTTTAACTTTTTCTGGGAGTGCTTCAGGTCTATATGCTATATCGTAGCCAAGATGTGGGTCTTGTGTTTTCATTACAAAACTATTAATACCAATATTATATGTAATCATAAGACTTGGGTACAGTGATGCAAAATCGAAATCTGTAATCCAATCATATGCACCAGGTATAGGTTCTAATACAAATGCACCTGGATATTTCTTTTTCTGAATATGTGGATCAGAGTTCTTTGATGCTAAACCTTTTTCTTTCAGATATGACACCATCAATGAATCAATCTGACCGAATGATGATACAGAATCAAAGGACGTATTACAGATAACCCTCAGCTCGTTTAACAGGTTAATATGAGCGAGTTTATTCTCAAGTTGTTCTAATAATTCAGTATCTCTAATGTTGTAATCAATAGTTGTATTTAACATTTTCCAATACATTTCATTGAATGGTAATGGTAGATCAAGTTTGGTTACGCCAAGTTCATGCTGTGCAATAAACCCAAGTTTATAATTTTCCATTTTTGTAAATGTGAATGTTTTATAAACAAAATCCTGATCTATTGCCACAATTCCTGGTATATGACAAATGTATCTTTGCCCATCAACATAAAACTCATTGAAGTTTGTTAAGCTCGTTTGTCTAATTCCTATCTGTGGCAACCTTGTGAAAATATACTGTAAATCGAAACTTATAGCATTCCATCCACATATATAATCAGCATCCTGATTTTTAAAATCAGAAATAAACTCGTTCATCATTTTCTTTTCATTGGTAAATATTTTGTATGTAATACCATCTTTCTTTTCAATTGGTTCTGTTTTATTATCAACAACATAGCAAGTCTTAGCGCCGTTGAAAATTGTGGTCAGCATGTTTATTGGAAACTTTGCTTCTGTTGGGGTTGGAAACACTCTTGACTTTCCCGTGTCAACTTCAATATCAAAAAACATAATATTTGAATGTGTTTTAGATGGTTCACCTTTACTATAATGATAATAATCCATGGCATGTTTTGCTGTTATTTTAACATCGCCTTCGTATGTGATATCCGGGTCTAAATTAGATCTGTCTTTATAATGAACCGATATTTGATTAAGTTGCTCATATGACAAAATCTTTTTGGCGGGAACTCCTTCTGGAACTTGATAACAAACATACTCATCTGTTTCTTTATGAATTATTTTATTGTTATCTTTATCTCTAAACATATATAATACCTGTTGACTTTTACTTAAAAATTGAACGTCAACAAGTCTATAATCTTCTGTATAATATTTTTCGGGAATTCTATATCTATGAATACCATGTCCAATTGATTTTGCATGAACGTCTGTTTTAATTTCCTTTTTACCAGTCATCATTGAAGCTATTTTGTTCATAGCATCTTCGTACTTTGGCTCCCATAAATTTAAATTTCTATTAACAAATGATGGGTGAACGATAACAATTGTTTTATATCCATCCCATTCAACAACATTCCCATGTAATTTTGTAATGCCTGATTTTGCAATTCCAAATGCTGACATTGGACTTGTACCCATAAGCACAACAAGTTTTGGATTACATGATCTAATCAGAGACATACAATTAATTTTGCACATATCAATAACATCATCTGTTGGATTACCTGTTGTACCATCTTCATTTAATGTTTGGCACAACACACAATTCGTTAATAAATATTTAGTTTTATCCAAACCAAATTTGGTAAAATATTTTCTAAACATTTTACCTGCCTTACCTACTAATGGCAGACCTTTTTTAGTTTCCTCTTTACCCGGATTTTCAGCTATAACTATAAGTTCAACTTTACTTAAATCATCCATACAATTCGTCTCCATAATACATGATGGAGCATCAAGCAAAGGACAAACCGAGCAGTTAGCAAATGAATTTTTTATTGAAAACAAATATCATTACCTCCAAAAGATTTGTATTATGTTCCTATTTATAATAGAAACATCCATATACAAATTTCATTTATAATACACCTATCTATATATATTAATTACTGAAATGGCTAAATGTATTTTTTATTTTTTTTATTAAGGCAAACATACATATGAAAGGAGTAATAAACATGACAGAAAAAAATCAGGTTGCAATCCCAACCCCATTACCTGCTACTGCCCAAGATGTAGCAAATGAAAAACTCCTAGTAGAAATTAGAGACGCCGAAATACTACTTGGTTTTAGAAAAAAGAAAGATTATTCGATTAATGAATTACTCAAAAGCTTCCAGGTGTGTTTTGAAGTCTTCGATGAAAATGATGAAGCGGAAAAAATTCTTCCGTTAACCAATGCCAAAAATTCTCTTTTGCGGTATCAGCTGGATATGATGGTTGCCAAGAATAATGGCCATTTTGATCTGAAAGGACAGATCCCATTTGAAAGTGTGTGTGTGTCATGTCATGGTACTGGAGAATTGTATAAATTCTTCCGAAATTCCATCCCGGTTCCATGTAAATTTTGTACAGGGAAGCCAGTAAAGATGGTACCTTGTAGAAACTGTAAAGGTAGCGGCAAGGTCAAAAAATCCAAAGAAGATGGATATGTCAATGACGCATGTCCTGCCTGTAAAGGAAAGGGGACGTTCACATTGAAGTGTCGTAAATGTCGTGATACGCGCATCTTTCACAAGATGGTGCTTGATTCCATCAGGTCAACGACACCGTGCAAAAAATGTAACGGTCGTGGTTTCGATATACCCAAACCGGTAAAGAAGGAATATGTTCGTGTTCCAGACAATCCGGTTATCAGTGCAGATTTGGGTCAAGAAATCAAAAAAGTTTTTAAAACATAGACACCTCTTCCCGAACATCAGTTGATTATTCAAACATTTAGCCAAATGGATTGAAAATGGAGAGGTAATCCTAAATATCGGATTACCTCTCCATATCACATTCATATAAAGAAAAGTTATCTTCTAAAAAGTTCTTCAACGATATTTTTTCCGCTACAATTTTTTTCTTCTTTTTCATTTTTATTTTTTTTGGTTTTTCTAAACCCATTGAATCATATACACCATCTCTGTTTTCCGATTCCTCAATCTTTTCACATAGTAAAAGCACATCATCATTTTTCAACAATGGCATTCTTTCTCTAAGTTTTTCATACAACAATTGTCTTGGTTGTCTTTTATAAAACATTACATCTCTTTTGCTTATCTTAAAATCCATTACACATTTCTTAATAAATTTGAATAATTCTTCTTTTGTTATATATCTTAAATTAATATCATTGAAATATGTATCTAAATAATAATTCAACGGACCATTCTTTAAGAATAATGATATGAGAAATGTATGTGTAATCGGTGAATTATATTTTAAAATATCTGGAGTTTTAATCTTACCGTTATCATCATACGTTGGTCTTGGAATCGGACTATCCCTACGTCTATCAAATAACCAGTTGTTGAAAATTCGGTATGGCATTATCTTCTATCCTTTTCAATGTTTGTTCTGTATAGCAAATTTAGGATGCTCTGTATTTAAACATAGCAATCTATTAATTTCTCTATCATCCCAATATTTTTCATTTTCATGATGCATATGCCATAAAAAGTTTCTTCCATTTTTTGGATCAATTCCCAATTCTATTGCTTTTTCTTTGCTGATTATTCCCCAAAGATCTTCGTCAGGAAGATCTGGAAATGTAAAATCCATTTCTGGGTTATCTAAAAAATGAAAAAATGCATGTTTCCCCATTGCCGGACAATTTATTAATCCATATTGCCCAAATATCTTTTGGCTTGGATATACTCTTGTTCTTTTGCTTCCATCAACATATTCATATACACTGTTTGATCTAAAACAACAGTTTGGACAGAGGGTCCCTTGCATTTTCATTTCATTGTGATTGCATACTCTACAATCGCCTTCCATACTTAATATAACCTTTTGCATACCATCATAATCAATTGGCCCGTTTCCTTTAAAATTAATATTACCCATCCTCTACCTCCTTTACTATTCTATTATAAAAATCATTCATTTTTTCTTTACACTTCAATTTAGGTAATGGCAACAATCCCCATAGTGCTCTATCAAGTAAACCAAACAATTCTTCTTTATTATCATATAGATATTGTCTTGATAACAACTCCGGATATGCAAAGTCGTTTCTAGCTATCGGTATACAATTATTGTTTATAGCATCTACGATTTGATATCCGAAGGTGTCTTCATGTGATGTTATTAGCAACACTTGTGATTCACCAAGAAATTTATAATACTCTTCAAAATCCCTGGTTTCTTTTCTTGTAATGGGACCAAATTTATCCTCAACCTTGGCTTCCAATTCTGAATCGACTTTTTGCAATCCTGGTCTTGATGCTGATACGATTCTATATTGTTTTGTTTCATTTTTAAAGCATTTAAGATGCGTTGGACCTGGCAATGATGTAACAACTGTATTTGCCCATTGAAGTTTCTTATCATGATATTTACTCCCCACAAATATTTTATTGAACAATCCTGCGTGTGCTGTCTCAACCGGGAATTTAAACTCTGCAAAATCTGCAAAATAATCAAGCGTATTGATGCTTGTTGCATGACAAAACGCAAACAATTTGGGTGGTTGATGATGAAACAATACACCTGAAAATATACCCGGAAAACTAATATCAGATAGAAATAGTATATCATCTGGAGTTATTATAAGCTCTAAGTATTCTCTAATCTGTTCTGTTTCAAATTCAATAGACATATTAATTGGTGAAAACATATTCAAATTTCCACGTCTATGAACCATCATGTTTGCATATCTCGCACCCAATGTTATAACTTCAAATCCTGCCTTTCTAAATTCCTCAGGAAATTTCCACATCCACCATTCAGGATATCTGTTGGGAACTGGGTATTGTGGTACAAATATTATTCTTTTGGACACTTTCTTCCCCTTTCAATCAGCAAATTTGGTATATCTAATTTTTCAGCATATCTACATATCCAACAATAACACCCAGGAATATTACTCTTTATTGGGCAATCTTTAAAATATTTACACCAATCTTTCTTTTCTAAAATTAAGTTGTAATACTCTTTAAACTTTGGAGGATCTTCTCCAAATTCCGACTGTCCTGAACTCATATCATGTCCTCTCTTAGTCTATTAATTTAGATAATTGTTTTGTATCCTCAATTTGTTTCTTCAATATATCAACTACTGCATACTCAACAAAAAAATTTATTTCCTTTTCGGAAAACTCACATTCTATTGTGCAAAAACCATCTTTGGCGTCATGAACTTTTAAGACTTTCATTTTCACTCTCCCATTTAATAAAGTTTATTAAAGAAAATATAAAAAGAACTATCATTTGAAATAACAAAAACCAGTATTGCTCATAATAGAATATAATAACTTGTAAAACATAACTTGGTAAAAACACTAACCAACCATAACTATTTTTATTTCTCAACATATACAAAGCGATACAGGTTAGTATAAAAGCACCCCCTCCAAGTATATTTAAAAAATCCATTTACATCTTCCTTCAAATAGAATATATTTTTTCTCATATTCCCAAAGAGATTTTTGGCTTGGATATACAGAATTAAGCAATGCTTCTTTTAAAGTTGTTTGCTCAACCTCATGTATATATGGAACATTCATCAATGTAGTATAAAAAATAATATCTCTTCCTTCTCTTGCAAGAGATTCACCAATGAATCCCCACCCCCTATGTGCTGGATGAATTTCATTTATTGGATCAGGAAAATAAAATGTTACATTTTCTTTAGGTATTGATAACAACGGCATTGGAATAGAGTTTTGAAACATCTGTGCTTTGACGTTCTCTTTGTATTTTCTTAGAGTTATAGCTTCTTGTTTTCTTTCTATATTCATTTCACCAGAATATACAATTGTTATTCTCTTACTCGGGTCACATAGAATTTCATAACACCCAATAATTTCATCATCCGCATGTGGTGCTATAATAATTGTTTCATGCCTTGCCTCTTTTTCTTCACTCATGCAAAATCTCCTTTTTATTTATTTGTTACCGTCAATAAAAAATTTGTCTCAACATTATGTTCTCATTTTTATCATGCTCATCTATATATATTAATTACTGAATGGGAAAGTTTTGGTTTAAATTAGATGGGGTTTTCCAGTTTGTAAACCCAGCCGATCAACTGGATTTTCAGTATCGATAGTTAATTCTGGCTCCTTGGCGCGCCGCCGGGAAGATAACTTAGATATTCGAGAAGATCAACTATAGCCAACGAACAGGTTACAGCACCTGGTGGTCTAGAACACAAAGCTGTAAACGGTATGGTTCATATTTCGCCACAGGGCGGGCCATTTTCAAATCGCGCTCGCCCATCGAGGAACAGTCCTCCGGCGCCCAAGCAGACCGCAGCCAAGAAGAAATTGCTCCGGATAGCTTTTTTGAACAATCCGTTCCCCATCTAATTTAACCCATTCATTTAATATTTTAGAAAGGAGGAATAGTTTGGATTTCAAGAATAGGGTACAGCTACAAAGTAGAGATGAGTTAATTTCTGGTCAGTTATTTTTTCGCCAAATGGGAAAAGCAATGGAACTTGATATGTCACATAGAAATCTTTTTGCAGCTGTTGGGTTGGTTGCACTTCCTCAAAAACATTTTTCTATTAAAACAGAATATCAATATACATTCGCTGGATGGGAAGATCTTATTGAGGGAGGTCTTATCTTAGGAATTGATCCCACAACAGGAAAAAACTTAAAAAAAATGGCTCGGGGTGATAATATTGGGTCATTATTAACCAAACCTATTTGGAGGATTTAATATGACAGGTATGATAAGAAGTATATTAGATAATGATCAATATAAGTTCACTATGCAACAGGCATTATTAAAATTGGGATTTGCTTCAGTTCCAGTTGTATATAAATTTAAATGTCGAACCAAAGGTATTAATTTTTCAAAATCTTTTCACCACATTATACATCAAATTGAGTGTCTAAAAGATTTATCAATTTCAGAACAAGAGATAGAATTTATGAAGTCTCTTCGTTATTTTTCTGATGAATATCTATGTTTCTTAAAACAGTTTCGATTTGATCCCGATCATGTCGATATATTGTTGAGTAAAGGTGAATTAAACATTACCATTTCAGGACCATGGTTTCACACTATTCTATTTGAAGTCCCCATATTAGCAATTGTTAGTGAGTCATATAGACCTGATGGAAACTTTCAATATGCTGATAACAAACTTCATAAAAAAATTAAGAATTTACATTATGCTCCGGCATTTAAATTTATGGAATTTGGTACTCGTAGAAGAAAATCATTCGATTGGCAACATCATGTTGTTAATACATGTAAGAAGCAAGTTCCCAATAACTTCATTGGGACAAGCAATTTGTTATTAGCAATGACAAGTAAATGCAAACCTATGGGAACCATGGCACATGAATGGTTACAAGCTCATCAACAACTTGGTTATCGTGTGGGTGAAAGTCAAAAGATGGCATTTGAAAATTGGATTAAAGTATATAGAGGAGACTTGGGAATCGCTTTGTCAGATGTAATCAATACAGATGCATTCTTAAGAGACTTTGACGATCCTCTTTTCTATAAACTTTTTGATGGGGTGAGAGAAGACTCAGAACCCGACCCAATTACATTCGGTCATCGAATAATCAATTTCTATTATAGAAGAAAGATAGATCCTCTTACAAAAACCATTGTATTTAGCAATGGATTGACATTTGAACAGGCGTCAAAACTATATGATGAGTTTCATCGCTTGATAGGTGTCTCGTTTGGCATTGGAACAAATCTCACTAACGATTGGGAATACGACCCATTGAATATCGTTATCAAGATGGTTTCTTGCAATGGAGAGCCAGTAGCGAAAATATCAAATTCACCTGGCAAAGGTATGTGTGAAAGTCCTGAGTTTGTTTCTTATCTAAAATCAGTTTATAAAATTGACTAGTTTCATTCTCGGTGTTGTTGCTAAAATTTTTTAGAACAAAATAGAGAATTGATAAAATTTTAATTGTTTCGGAGTATAGCTCAGCATGGCCAGAGCACTCGGTTTGGGTCCGAGGGGTCGCAGGTTCAAATCCTGCTACTCCGACCAATTCAAGTTTTAAACACAGTGATGTGCCTGCGTGGTGAAACGGTAGACACGCTGGTTTTAGGAACCAGTGCCGGATGGCGTGTGGGTTCGACTCCCTCCGCAGGTACCAACAAAAAAAGGATGTTGGAATGAGCGAAGAATTTATTCAATATAGATTTCCATGTAATACATGCCTTGTTCAAGCTGCTTGTCGTGATCGTGATCGGATGTCTATTAAAGATACAAAAATTAATCATGAAATTTCTTCATTGGGTGTTCCATTATTTAAAGATAAAGATAAAAGCTGGCATAAAGGTCTTTTAGAATGTATGTTGAATCTTCAAAAACAGATAATGGATAAAGTGTCCAGAACTGAGGGTAAAGAAGATTTTAATAAACAGGAAACTGATAGATTGCCTATGCAGTATATCTATTTGATGATTGATATGTCACAAATTTTATGTCATATGGCTAATTCAACAAGTTGGAGAGAAGGTGAACTATTTGAATTTGATCGAATTGAAATTAAGCGAAGATTAACTCGACTGACGAGGTGGTTATGATATACTTACCAAGTATGAATCCAGAAGTAGTTTCTAAAGAAATACAGAAGTTTATTTTAAACACAGTTAACAAACATAAAAAAAGTGGGGTTGTTCTTGGTCTTTCTGGTGGGATAGATTCTTCAGTTGTAGCTGTTCTTTGTGCTAAAGCATTTATGGGAACTACATATAATGTAGTTGGTTATTATCTTCCGCATGGCGTTGAAGATGGAAGTAGACTTTTTGTTAATCATCTCATAGATACTTTTCCTAGTATAAACTATCGACTAGTATCAATATCTGATCAATGCTTATCTCATGTAGATGTGGTAGAAGCTTATTCTTCACCATTAACTAATTATCAAAAAGGGAATGTTTACTCAAGAGTTAGAGCGAATGTTTTATCAACGTTCGCTGAAAAGGAAAATAAAGTTCTGTCGGGTACAGGAAATCGTGATGAAGATTATGGAGTTGGATATTACACGATGTTTGGAGATGGTGCAGTTCACATGAATCCCATAGGATGTCTTTCAAAACGACTGGTGTATCAAATGGCAGAATATTTAGAAATACCAAAATCAATTATTGAAAGAACTCCTACAGCTGGATTAGAACCAAACCAAACAGATTTTGATGATCTTGGTTATGAATATAGTACAGTTGAAATTATCATGGAAGCTCTCAATCAAGGATCTAATGCGGCCAATATAATTGAAATACTTGAATCGAAGATAATTATATTTTCTTATGATAAATTCACAAGTATGGCAGATATAGTTCAAGATGTATTATCAAGACATCTTATTGCTTTACAGAAAAGCGAAATCATCAACCCACCAATTCCAAAAGTAACCTTACATTATGGTGATCTAAAATAGTTAATTAAGCCACCGTTGCTTAGCTGGACGATAGCGCCGGTCTTGTAAACCGGAGGCACACAGCCCTCGCAGGTTCGAATCCTGCCGGTGGCTCCACACAAAAAAAGAAAGGAAATAAAATGACACTTCCAAGCGAGTATTATGAAAATCGTAGAGAAAAATTGACTGGCAAACAACTTGTAACTGCAATTATTGTATCTGCATCATATGTTGCTTTGATGGTTTGTTTTGTTGTCTGGTTAGGGTAGGTAGGTCAAAATATTAATATTATCTCAGGAAGGAGTTTTATAATGCCTTTATTTGATGAAGAATACGGAATGTATAATGATGATGCCAGAGCACTCGATGACGAAGTTACTAAACTAATACGTCCATTGTTTGATAAATATGTTAGAATGGGGCACAGGTATCGAGAAATTTCATATGTTATTTCTTCTAATGTTAAAATGGAGGAATGTGAACGAAGACTTATAAGAAATGGTAATATAGCTCATGAAAAGAATAAAAAACGAAAGAGCTGTATAAGACCCAAACTCTCAATCATTAGAAAAGAAGTATAACCTGAGCCCCCGTAGCTCAGCGGAATGAGAGCATCTGACTTCTAATCAGAAAGTCGCAGGTTCGAATCCTGCCGGGGGTACCATTTATAATAACACCACGTTGAAGGAATGAAACAATTCCAAAGCCCAAATCCATGAGAAGAAGGGACGCCGATGCAACTCATGCAGTAAGTAAGCTACGTGGTGTTGTTCATTTTAAATGACATAAAGGATTTAATAATGAAGACCTTCCATTACATTGTTTATGGTATTCCATGGTTTTTGGAACTTCTATTTGGAACAATGTTTGCCAAAGACCCTTGTAAAAGTAATAAATGCTTAGTTAGAGCATGTTGTTCAGAAGAATGTAATAAAAAATTAAATTATCTACGTTATTGCGGAGGAGGGTTATTTTTTCAAAGATTTTGTGCTATAACAATAGTTATATCATGTTTAGCATTAATATTAGCACTCAGTCACATAATGTTTGTAGCCCTGTAGCTCAGCGGTAGGGCGGGAGGCCTTGGACCTCCGATCCCGGGTTCGAATCCTGGCAGGGCCACCAAAATAATGAAAGGATGTTATGATTAAGAATAAAATAGGCGTTCATCGAACTCATTGTTGTCTATTACATGGGTGTAAATATAGAGATGAAAATTGCCCAGTTGAATTGGGTGAAATTGATCAAGATTATATATGCGAAGATTGTGATGGATATGGGATACAGTCTGTTGCTGAAGTAAAAGCTTTAAAGAAATTAGGTATTAGAAGATGCGGAGAATGTGGAAATTATTATACACCAAAACAATGAAAGGATAAAAGAAATAATATTATCAAAAGAGATAGAACAAACAATAAAATCAAGGTTTGTTAAGAGGAATTGTTATGAAAAAATTTATTGTACTTATTCTATTTATTATTCTAATAAGTTTCCCAATTATTTCTTATAGTGCTGATTGGGAATCAAAAGAAGTCACAACAGAAGTTGGATATACAAGCAAATTCATAACGATTGAATGGGATATATCTAGTAGAGCAACATCGTATAAAATACGAATTAAACATGTTGAGAGAGATGTTTATGGTCCAATTATAACCACAAGCGATCCTCAATATACATTTCAGCTTCCCAGAACAGGACACTATATTTTTGAAGTAAAGGGTGTCAATGAATACGGTGAAGCTCCTTGGTCAGTATCTGATAATGTATATACATATTCAAATCCAATGTATAAACCTTTTTGGATTTATGGTTATACAGAACCAGCTGGCGATATAATAATAAACAGTTCGACAACACTGGATAAAAAATTGTAATGAAAAAATTCCTTACAATAATAGCCATTATAATTTTTTCAATGAGTTTTGGGATATGTTTGGCAGGATCATTAACTTTAGGGTGGACACCAAATTCTGAATCGAATCTTGCAGGATATAAAATTTATTATGATATAGATTCTGGAGATCCATATCTTGGAACCACATCAACAATGGATGGAATGTCCCAAGGCGATTCTCCAATTATTTATTGGTTAAAAGGAAAAAGACCACCAGGAAATACAACTGATTATGAACTTGAAGATAATAGCGATCCTGAAGTAACAATTCATGTCATTGATACTAACAAACAATGGTTTTTAGTCGTTACCGCTTTCGATACTGGGGATTATGAAAGTGATTATAGTAATGAAGTAAACACAGTTGATGATGCACCACCACCAGACCCAAATACACCCCCATCCAAAATTTATAATATAAGAGCATTAAATACTATTGTTGTAGAAGATGTAAATAACGCCAGTGGTTATAGTAATGAGCCACCGTTACCAGAAGTAATTCAGAACATAAGAGTAGTAAAACAATAATGAGGTAAGTAATTACCAAAAAATACATTATTGATTATATTAGAGGTATAATAATATGCCAGTTAAAAACGTAACTCTTAGTTTCCCACCATCAAATTCACCGGACGTTGTTGGATACAAACTGTATGTACAAGAAGCACCTGGTCCAGTAGATTATGATTCAGAATCATTTGATTTGGGCAATGAAACAAGCATTGATTTGTCAGCTTTACCAAACATGACTACAAAAGATGGAACTTACAATCTTGGTATAACTGCAGTAGATGATGCTGGTAATGAATCAAGTATGTCAAAAATCAATGATGTTCCTCTTGACTTCGTACAGCCGGACCCTCCGGGCCAGATCACGATAACTCGGGTATAATAGGCGAGATAATTCGCTGGATCAGGGATATCTTTAAAAAACTTAGAGATTGGATATTTTAAAGTTATTTCTTCGTGGTCTTGTTGATATACCCATTACTTTAAAATTTTGAAAGGATTAATATGTGTGATACCCCAAGTTGTACAAGCGAAAGAATATTATCAGTAGACGCCAAATGCAGTGATCTATGTATGTTAGAATTTAATGGTGTGCAAAGAAGCGACTATGTTCCGAATGATATTGGTCTTAGTGATGCGGAAGATTATATCTCATTTGAATATTGTTTGGAGTGTGGAAAAGTTCAAGGACAGTTTCCTATTGAGGATCCTGAGTTTGCATCATGATGATCTCTACATGGACTTTCACAAGTGCAGATCTTGAGCGTTTAGCAAATATAATTAGAATAGATATGATATATCATTTTTATAGAAAAGATATAATAGATGAAGATACCCTCAATGATTATGAAAGTAATTATGCTTATATAGTAAGAAGACCTTCTTTCTTTGGAAAAGTGTGGACAAAGTTCTTTGATAAAAAAAATGAGAAAGATGATATTCGATATATATTAGTCAAGCAAGCTTCATTGGGTGATATTGATGATCTCAATGAACCTGTAGAGCAGAAGAATTATCTACAGGTTGTTGAATCAAAACCTGAGGATAAAAAGAAGGAATAATTTTTCAAGTATAAGGAGATATATCATGGCATTATGTATTGGTTCTGCAATGAAAGAGGATCTTCAAGCAGAAAGAAATCGTTATGATGATTCATCTCTTGCCATTGGTTCTGCAATGAAAGAGGACCTTCAAGCAGAAGAAGAAAGGTTAAGAGACGGAACTACAATCGTTGGTTCTGATAACAAATAATAAAGCTTAAAGTTTAAGGAGAACAAAAAATGGAAATGACAATCACTGAGGGGCTTAAGAGATTACGGCTTCTTGACAAGCGAATGGCAAAGAATTGTGAAGAAATCGAAAAATATTCTTCACTCCTTTCAAATGAGAAACCGATCTTCGATACTGAAGCAAATCAGAAAGAAGAAGTTCGAAAACTCATCCAGGCAAACACGGATTTGGAAAAAGAATACTGTGGAATCAAATCATGTGTTGATTATACAAACCTGGTAACACATGTTCAGATTGATGATGAAAATCGAACAATTCACAGTTGGTTAACTGTTTTGAGAAAAACAGGTGGTCTGTTGATCAAAACATATAAATCCCTTTCTACTCAAGAAGCATCAAGAAATCAAACGCGATACCAGGGAAAAGATCAATTGGCACCAACAGTTATCAGACTATATGATGAAAACGATAAACGGGCAGGTCAAAGAAAGTGGGAAGACTTGACAGCTGGAAAGACCATTGAAGGTCGTCTTGAAGTTATCAATGCAACAACTCAACTCTTGAGCCCGCCTGCATAACAAATTAATTGGATTCGGTAGTGTAAACATTGAAACAGATAAGCCCTCATATTGGGTAAATATGAAAATACAGGAGTAGCCTTGAAAGCTATCCATTGATTAGCGTAGCCGCTTATAATAGTTCAAGTTTCAAGTCTCAAGACTTTAAGTTTAACTCGGGCCGCAACGAGAATAAATAAGGCGGTTTTAAAGTTTCAAGGGCTGAAGAATCAAGTTTAGAGGTATGAGAAATACCGAGATAAATCCAGGTCAAGTGAAGCTACTTATCAGCAACAATTCACTTCTGGCTGCTATTTGGATCCAAAACATTTTAATGAAAGGATATTCAAGGTGTTATTATGGCATCTATTCAAAATGAAGTAGAACTTTCAGAACACAAAGAAGGTGATCTATGTATCGACTGTGGTAAGGACGGTATTTCTAACTGCTACTCTGATATGGGAAGATCAGTATTTTTGATAACTGGTCTTTGTGAAAAGTGTTTTGAATCTACAGAATAACATGGCCCAGTGGCGTAACTGGTAGACGCGAAAGATTTAAGATCTTTTGTCTTCGGGCGTGGGGGTTCGAGTCCCTTCTGGGCTACCAAATTATGGCGATATGGTGGAAAGGGTAGACACGCTGGTTTCAAAAACCAGTTCTTTGATCGAGAGTGTGGGTTCGAGTCCCTCTATCGCCACCATAGTTGTTAATTATTACTTTAAGAACAAATTATAAAAATTAATGTTGATGCGCGGTGGGGGAGTCTGGCCGTCCCCGGTGGTCTCATAAGCCATAGATCGAGAGTTCGAATCTCTCCTGCGCTCCCAAAAAATTGTTATTTAATGCGGAGTTGAGAAGTCTGGTCCATCTCGGGGGTCTCATAAGCCCTTGGATATTTATCCTCCCGGGTTCAAATCCCGGCTCCGCTACCATTTTTAACGCACCAGAGCTGTGGGATGTTATTAAGTATTTAATCTGGCCAGATTAAATGCGATACATAATAACTACCATTCCGGATATGGTGCGACCAATTTTGGATGCCTTACAAAAATAATTGTGAGAAAGCAACCCAGATGGGTCTAAGACGAGCCACAGAAAACTCATGGTCATTGGACGCATTGGTCATGGTAAGTCCTGTTGACGTGAGCCAGAGCAATGGTATAAGCGGCGCTCCTAAGTGCAGATCTTGCCAAAAGGCATCCAATTAAAAATTCTGACCTATTCCTGTACACCCAAGCGTTTGGCTGGAAGTGCTATAAGGGGGGTTTAAGCCTGCTTTACAAAGTAGGTGCTTCCGATTGGCTGGTTTCAAAGGGGAAAATCTAGAAAAGTACCCAGAGATAAAATTAGGGTAGGTCGGGCATGTTTTATTGTGATTGTGGGAAGGGTGGTGAGACGCTTAGCGATTCAGCGATCCTTTCCATAACAACAAATGTGGGGATGGCGGTGAGATGCTTAGCAACTCGGCGGTCATCCCCACATTTTAACAAAGGAAAATTTTATGATAAGTAAAAATGCAATGAAAACATTTGAGTTTGATGACTCTATATTTTATCGTGTTGCTTGCTCTTGTGGAGCTGATGAACATGATATTACTGTTGAGTTTGAAAGAGATAATCAAATTGAATCTATGATCTTTTTAAATTTTCATAAAAATGTTAGTTGGTGCCCTGGATGGGAGAAAGCCAATATATTTCAAAAATTTTGGAAAAGATTAACAGGGTCACTTAGGATGTTGTTTACCGGTTATATTGAGGTAGAGGAGAGCTTTATTTTAAGCGAAAATAACATTCAACCTTTTATAGATGCTCTTATAGAAGGAAAGGGTTATATTGAAAATAAAAGGACTGATCATGGAGAAGAGGTGTAACTGGTAGACACAACGGGCAGAGGTTGAAGTTGTAACCGTAGGGAAAGGACGTCCTCAAATGCCTCCCTGTACAGGTTCGAGTCCTGTCTTCTCCGCAGAATTATTAAAATGGTGAGTTGCCCGAGTATGGCTAAAAGCACCAGATTAATTTCTTTTTAGAACAAAAATAAAAAAGGAATTAAGTTATGATTTGTAATTACGGTTGTGGGTTAAAAGCTTCATTTCAACTGAAAAATAAAAAATGGTGTTGTTGTAAATTTCCAAATCAATGTCCATCTGTTAGAAAGAAAAACTCAAATTCTCTTAAAAATATTACTAAAAAAAGAGTTCGCTCGGGTCCTGGCCCAATGACTGGAAAAATACCATGGAATAAAGGGCTAACAAAAAAAGACGATATACGAATAGCTATTGGTACAGAAAAAGCAAAAAGAACTAATAAAAAAAATGGACCTAGTTTCTTAGGAAAAAAACATTCTATAGAAACAAGAGAAAAAATGAGTAAAACCAGAACAGAAATGTATATTAATGGATGGAAAGCAACTTCTTGTGGAAGGGCAAAAAAATATGATTATATAAGTCCTATTGCAGGAAAAATTAAAGTTGATGGTAAATGGGAATTAGCAGTCGCAAAGTATCTAGACAGTTTAAATATTAATTGGTATAGAAATACAAAAAGATTTTCATATATAAATCTCAAGGGAAAAAAATCAACCTATTGTCCAGATTTTTATATTTATGATTGGAATTCTTATTTAGAAATTAAAGGTTATAAGACAGATCTTGATAAATGTAAATGGTCTCAGTTCCCAAAAAAGTTAGAAATTTGGACTTATAATATTTTACTTCAAAAAGGTTTAATTAATAAAAGTGGAGAGATGGTGTAATGGTATCACAACGCCCCGCTAAGGCGTCCAGGTGAAATCCCTGTGCAGGTTCGAGTCCTGTTCTCTCCGCCATTTTGACAAGAGAGGTCTGGGTGAAGAAAGTTTGGTCAACCCCAGTTCAGTGGATAGGATGCGAGTGTAGTAAGACAATGGTTCGCCAAACAGTCTAATCTTACACACTGCGGACGCATGTCGCTCTTGTCATTACAACCAATTTTTAAAAGAAAGGATTGAATATGAAAAAGCAAGTGCCATGGCACGCTAACCTCCTATGTCGAATCATAGGGCACAAGTTTACTGCAACAGAATTGATTATATTTAAGATAAAGAATAGTCCGGTAAATGTAGAAAGAAATGGGTACAGTAGCATTACATGCCCAAGATGCAAGGAAGTATTCAACCCGGGAGAATAGCAACAATAAAATAAGGAGTTGATATGTTATATAATATAATCATACTTTTGTGGTTGCACTTTATTGCTGATTTCGTTTTACAATCTACATATATGGCAATGAATAAGAGTAAAAATTCATTAGCTCTTTTGTGGCACTGTTTTGTTTATGCATTACCATTGATTGGTTTCGGATGGCAATTTGCTATTCTAAATGGTTTATTACATTTTCCAGTTGACTTTATTACATCAAGAATTACTTCCAGATTATATAATAAAAAGGATGCACATTGGTTCTTTGTTGTCATTGGATTAGATCAAGTAATACATATGACAATATTAATCTTAACCTTAAATTGGTTATTCATATGAAAGGATAAAAAAATGTTTTTTGAATATTTTATAAAGTATCTCCTAGCGTGTGGAATTGCTCTTAATATAATGTTCTTAATTATAATACTCGGTAGTATATTCCTTAGAAGATGGTAAAGTAATATGCAAACGCTGTATTATAATTAAGATCAAGCAATACACATGACAATTTTAATTTTAACCTTGAATTGGTTATTCATATGAAAGGATAAAAAATTATGACTGCATCATTACAAGATATAAGATATTGGCTTGAAAAAGCTAAAGAACTTAAAGCAACACATCTGATTGTAGCATTGGATAGTTATGATCATATCAATTATCCAGTTTATATTACTGCTAATAAAGATGTAAACAAAGAATATAATCGAATTGTGAAATCAAATATGCAAAGTGTTGATGAGGTTTATAATATGTCAATATCCCTTGACAAACAACTTTCTGAATTTCGATCGCATAATATATAAAGAACATATGGAAACAGGAAAAGTAAAATGCAAACGCTGTAATGGGCGTGGTGAATATCGAGTCAGGGTTACTTATAAGGAAAAAATTTATTATTATTTTTCCAAATGTGGTCATTGTTATGCGAGAGGGTGGAATGACTGGATTGAAGTTGCAAGAGGAAGAATACCTGGAATAGAAGGAATATTTTTTGATAATCATCCAGCAGGTTCAGCGATTATCGCTCCAACTAATATGGGCGGATGCAGTATTTATGATGGTCACAACTATATTAAATTAAACACTCCAAGGGGTACAGCTCTATGGAATGAACTAATATCAAAAGAGAATGAAAGGATGGTACATGATAAAAAAGCGAAGATGCAAGATATGTAACGCTATTCTATGTGGATATAATAAAGATGATGTATGTTATTGTCACAACGAGTCAGCTGATGAAATGATTACTGTTTCATATCCCATTTGTTGCACTAGCAGGGGGTATGAAAAATTTTTATTTACATTATATGAGTACAATGGTGGACATAGTGAATGATATAATATATACAGTTGTAACAATGCGTCAAAACTCAAGGAGTAGATGTGTTGGGTGGTTTCCAAACAAAGAAGATGCAATAGAAGTAATTATTGAAAACTACGGAGATATCAATGAAGCTGGATATTATCCCTATGCACTAGTTGAGGGTGTCAAACCAGGATTGTATAATTTTGATCTTCGTGAAGAGATCTGGTTTAAATGGGATGACGATAAACATCAATATATACAATGTGATAAACCAGATAAATTTCATAACACGCTTTGTTATTCAATGGGGTAATGGAAGGAAGTTAATAATGAGCAAACAAACAGTAAAGGAATTTATATCAACATTTGATAGTTACAGAAGAGTTCATGATACAGGAAATGTTATTATTCATCCGGGATTAAAATATAACTTCATTGAATTAAAAAGTGATTTTGTTGATTCCTTAAAGGATGATCTATTAAAAAAAATCGCTATGGCAGAGGCTGGGGTTGATGAGATAGATTCAATAACACAATTTGCTATAATGATTTTAGAAGATTCATATTAATGAGGAGGGGTGGCGAGTGGTAGCGAGCGGTCCTGAAAACCGTCGGGTGTAACAGCCTTGCAGGTTCGAATCCTGTCCCCTCCGCCATTTTAAAAAGAAGGGAGTAAAAATGGACATATTATTTTTAGGTATGGGTGTGATATGTGGAGTGATAGTTTTTTTCATATTTAAAAAAATTACGCGAAAGGAGTAATTATGATTTGCCCGATCTGTGAAATAAAAGTAGAGGAATTTGACGAGGATCCCGATGAAGCAATTAGATATGTATGCTGTCGTTGTAAGACCCTCATAACATTAAGAGAATTAAAAGATGACGAAGCATGTCAAGACGAAAGGTGATAATATGTTGAAAAGCTATAGGATTGAATCTAATAAGGTTGAAGTTTACTTTATATGTGAAGACTGTGATATAAGGGAAAATGAAACTATATTTAATAGCATTCAAAATGGCGCACCAATATGTATTAATTGTGGTGAAGAAATGTCAATAAATTATGTTAAAATAATGCCTTAAAAAAGAAAGGAATTTGTCAATGAAATGTATTGAAAAGCATGGAGACATTAAAAGAGTCAAGGATGAAGTAACATAGTGAAAAATCCTTTTTGTAGAAAATGTTTGGTAAAAACTATGTGTACAAAGAAATGTGATTATATGCGAAAGATATTACATATATTTGATATAGCAACATCACTTATATGGCCCATATACTTCTTTCTTATTATTATAGTAGTTGTTTTTATATTAATGATGACTGAGGTTATTCCAGATCAAATGATAGCTATATCAATAGTACCATTTCAACTCCTGTGGATTCTTGCAATTGCAGGTCTAATAAAAGTAAAAGAAAAGATTGAATCTCAATTTGAAAATAACTAAAAGAAAGGAATTTGTCAATGAAATGTATTGAAAAGCATGGAGACATTAAAAGAGTCAAGGATGAAGTTGCAGCAGATATGGTCGATAACAAAGGTTGGGCATACTGTCCAAAGTCAAAATGGAAAGAATCAGTTCGAGATAAATAGGTGATCACATGATTAGAATCCATATTGATTGGGAATTTATGAGTCCATTATTAGGAATAGCATCAGGTATTTTAGAAGTTCGTGATATGTATCAAGGTAGAAGTACACTACTTCTGCAATGTAGAGTTAAAAAAGAACAAGGAACAACTGGATATGAATCCGTAGATCGTAGCAAACCAGGAATACCAGCTAAATTATTTGAGGAATTAAAACCTCAAATTGATATAATGGTAGATTCATATTTCCATGGTATGTTACTAGAAGAAATGACGTATACTTGGGTAGATGATTCAGCAGATGATGGATGGGAGGCTTGGGCAAAAAAACATGATATAGACCCAAAACAAATTAATGCAATTTCATATTCAGATCAACAGACTTAATAGTTGGGGGGTTTAACTCAGCGCGCAGAGTGTCGCTTTTACAAGGCGAAAGTCGAAGGTTCAAATCCTTCAACCCCCACCAGATATAATGAAAGGAACAACAATGAAAGGCGGTTATTGGGTTCCAGCAGTAATTGAAGATAAGGAGATTAAATATTCATATGAACGACATGAATCAGTTCAATTAAAAGGCACTCCATGGTTATACTGTAAATTTTGTGGATTATTATATCTTAATAATGCAATCACAAAATGGTGCATCCGAATGGGGTGTAGTAATAGCTATCATAGAGATTATAAAAAGATGCTTTATAAACACACTAGGAGGTAACAAATCATGGGGAAGCAAAACTTAAAACTAC